AACAGCGGAGACAGCATCTTCTGAACTGCTCTGAGAATATCTCCCGTTTAGGAGAGTCTAGAGTGACTTCAGAACCTGTTTACGGTGGAGAAATCCACTTTCTTCAGGAACCGGGAGGAAAGCTACGTTCTGTAGCTTCTCCTTTGCGTCTTCATCAAGAAGCATTACGCCCATTAGGGTGTTTTCTTTATGATGTGGTACGCATGCTGCCTTGGGATTGTACCTTTGATCAAACAAAGGCGATTCCGTTCATCCAATCTCACCTCGAAAGAGGTGGTCAGGTCCATTCTGTTGACCTGTCATCGGCTACAGACCACTTTCCTTTAGTCCTTCAAGAACGGGCACTTCGTGCCTTAGTTCCTCAAGAGCATTGGAACTTCATTGATCTCTTTATTGAGATCTCTAGAAGTACGTGGTCCTCGCCTCTTGGCAAGCTTCAATGGACGAAAGGACAACCCTTGGGACTTTTCCCAAGCTTTGCCTCTTTCACCCTGACCCACGGATGTCTACTCAACTACTTGTCTGAATCCCAAAAGGATTCCTTCTTTGTAGTTGGTGATGATGTTGTCATCTTAGATGATAACCTCTTCACTAAGTATACATCTGTGTTAGATAGGATGTCCTGCCCTTGGTCTGCAGATAAGACTATCTCATCCAACAACCTCTCTGAGTTTGCTGGAAAGATAATCACTTCTTCTAGGGTTATACCCCAGTTGAAATGGAGGAGGATGTCAAACGACAACTTCCTCGATATCTGCCGACTTTTGGGTCGGAGGAGCCGGTGCCTTCTCACAGAACGCCAGAAGAGAGTTTACGATAGTGTCGCACATTTGTGTGAACCTATCGGTCTCAATTTCTCTCTCCCAGGTGATAACCTGGAAAAGATGATTGAGAGAACTCTTAACTTCTATCGTCCTGATGAGGTTGTCTTAGGATCCCTTATGGGCCTAAGAAGGAAGTTGAACCAGTTGGTTCATACTTCCGCAGAACCTCTTGATGCTCTCGAGCTTCAAGAGTTATCTGTAACCTTCGACGAGAAGGTTAAGTCAGCATTGAAGAAGACTATCTTCTATCGATGGGAGGCCTCGCTTTCCATCGGGTTAGAAGGTCTTTCTTCTTTGCCCCAGGCTCTAGGAATCAATCCTAGATTACCTTTGGATGTGTACCAACCCTCACGGGTTGATACACTCAGAAGGTATGAGCGGATAATCCATCGTGGATCATCTTTACACTAACA